GTCAACTAAGTTTATCTGGACTCACATCATCCGTCATGCGCGGAAAGTTGAAGGTGCGCCCCTGGCCCTATTGCTTCTTGCGAAGACAATTCATACCTCTAAGAGGTATGTCTTTGGGCCGGACCCCAATGATCCCCATGGGAAACGAGTTAAACTCGTGTGTATCACACTCATTGGGTCCTTTATGGGCGACCACCTAACGAAGGTTATCCTGACCTTAGGCCAGGATGCGTGCGCCAGGTATGGTCTCTTAGAGGCCTACAGCATTGTAGGGGACGATTTAATCGCACTCTGCAAGCTGCTCCACTGGCTACGTTACCTCACCGGCGTTAAGCTCATTGGTCTTCGGACATCCGAGGAGGACACGTACCATTCAGAATGGTACGCGTTCTACTGTGAGGAGGCCATGGTCATTCCAAGAAAGACCGTGGAACTCCCCATAGTGCAGATCAAACGTGGCAGATCTCAGATCTGCTACATTGACTGCCCCCGGATCCGGTTGCTGCTGCCCACGTGCGTTGAAACCTTAGGTTTCAGCTCGGTCACCATCGGAAAGTACTCCCTTCTAGGAAAGGAGGCCCGATGGTGCGCGAACACGCACGATCACCTCAACAGCCTCTACGAAGCAGCTCAGCTGCTTCAGCATGTCCTTCTTGGAAGGGACGGGGACACCATGTGCCCCTACATGCCAATAGAGATTGGAGGTGATGGCAGTATGCCACCGGACGGTGAGTTTCTCAAACAAGTAATCGAGACTAAGTCTCGGGACAAGAATGAGACATACCACCGCATCCATCAACTAATGCTTAACGTCGATGGTCACCGGTTAGTCCGCTCCGAAACCGCTAATGTGGTCACTCACAAGTACCGAATGTGGCAACCTAAGGTGAGCTTATTAGATAAGTTCCTTCCTGAGGAAGTCAAGGTGCGAATCGATGAATCTAATTCATCGCTCCGGGCCTTGAACCTTAGGTCTTTCTTAGAAAGCCCACGTCAGACGATTCTTAGAATCTACCGACGTGAGTACTACAGGTCCTTGTTACGAGGAGAATATGGGGTGGTCTTAGACCTCTCCAAACCGGACTTCGCCGCGGGTTCTCAGAACCCGCCTTTTGTGAGCTTACGAAAATTCGTGGCCCACTGGCGAAATCCGGGATTCTCCTTCCGAGACCGGGATCCTTACTTAGTAAGGACCGATCTCGCCGTGACATTGAACCCTCTCCATCTAGGATGGGAGTTCGGTCGTGAGAGACCCCTTTCTGTGTCGGAGGAATTCCAAGAGTGGCTAAGCCACTCAGGGAGCCTCCTCGAC